TCGTGTGGATGGGCTCACCGAGTTGAAGGCGGCGCTCGACGAACTGCCGAAAGCCACTGCTCGTAATGTGCAGCGGCGGGTATTGCTGGCGCGGGCTGCGCCAATCGTCGCCGCCGCCAAGGCCAAAGTGCCGGTGCGAACCGGCGCGCTGCGCAACGCCATCCGCGCCACCACCACCCGGCCCCGCGGTCACAAGGCCGCATCAAGCCGCGCCTTTGCTGCCGCTGGCGGCGGCGCTGCCGGCCGTGCCGCCGCGAAGGCCGCCGGGGCTTCTTCGGTGGAAGTTTTCATTGGCCCGGTCGGGCGCCTACCGCAGGCCGGTCAGGTCGAATGGGGCAACCGCAACCATCCGCCGCGCTCATACCTGCGCTCGTCCTGGGACGAGGGCAAGCAAGCGCTGCAAGCCGGGATCGCCGCCGATTTGCGAACCGAAATCCAGAAGGCCGCGGCCCGCCGGGCAAAGAAGCTGGCGCAGCGACGGTGAAGGAGGCGCTCCGGTCCGTGCTGGTGGCGGATCCTGGCGTCGCGGCGCTCGTCGCTACGCGTATCGCCTGGGGCGCCCGGCCGCGCGCCTCGGCGCTGCCCTCGATCTGCCTGCACCAGGTCAGCGGCGTGCGGCAGTACGCGATGACCGCGCCCTCGGGGCTCGTCAATTCGCGCGTACAGGTTGATTGCTGGGGATTGAGTCAGGCCGAGGTCACCGCCGTCGCTCGCGCCGTCAATGCCGCGATCGGTGGCCTGCGGCAGACGGTCAACGGCGTGCAGATGCAGGGCGTATTCATGGAGAGCGAGCAAGACATGATTGACGAGGGCAACGCCACACCCGCCGAGATCCTGCACCGCGTTTCCCTCGACTTCATGATCTGGCACGACGAATAGAGGAGCACTGAGCTATGGCAACGCTCGCGGCAATCGGCCACGGCAGTAAATTTGAGATCGGCGATGGCGGATCGCCGGAAGTTTTCACCGAGGTGGCGGAAGTTACTGGCCTAACTCCGGCCGCGTTCAGCCGAGACGTGCCTGATGCAACTCACATGGCGAGCCCCGAGAAATTTAGAGAATTTATTCCGGGGCTACGCGATGCCGGCGAAGCATCGGTCACGATGAATTACATCCCCGGCGGCGCCGGCGAGACTGCTATCTTCGCCGCGTTCATGGACGATACGCAGACCAATTATCGGATTACTTACCCTAATGCTGAGGCGTGGGAATTTCTCGCCTATTGTGTCGGCTTCGCACCCGAGGTGCCCTTGGATGGCAAAATGACCGCCACGGCCAGATTTAAACTGTCGGGCAAGCCGACCTTCATCTCGGCATAAGGCCATGCCGAACCCGCATCGCGGCGAGGTTGCTCTGTCGGTCGGTGGCGACACCCACATGTTGCGGCTGAACACCAACACGATCTGCAATCTCGAATCCGAGCTCGATATGAGCGTCGACGAGATAACCACCCGGTTCGCGCGCGGCTATCTCACCGTCTTGCGCTCGGCACTACGCGCCGCGCTCAACTATGAGATCACACTCGAGAGAGCCGGCGAGATGGTTGACGAAGCCGGCCCGCGCGTCGTCCTAGAGCGGATGATGGAAGCCTTTCGCCTGGCCTTCCCCGACCCGGAGGCGGACACCGCGCGCCCTCCGAGCGGGGCGGCGGCTGGGACTGGTCAGAGCTCCTCACCGATTGGATCGCCGCCGGCTTCGCCGAGCCCGAGTTCTGGCGCCTCACGCCCCGAGAAATCCAAAGACACTTCGCCGGCTACGGCCGCCGCCTAGAGCACGAGCACCGTGCCCGCGCCTGGCTCGCTTGGCACACGGCGGCGTGCAGCCGCTCGGAAAGATTGCCTGAACTTAAAACCCTGATTGGCCGCGACGAGAAGGTTCGCTCGGCACCCGCCGGGCAGTCGATTGAGGAAATGCGCAGCATCGCCATCATGAACACCTTAATGCTCGGCGGCAAAGTGATCCGGCGCGAGGCCGTCTAGGCATGGCCGCGCAGGAAATTGGCTCGCTATACCTCGGGCTCGGGTTCGATACGGCTGTTTTCGACCGGCAGATCGTTCAGATACCGCAGCAAGCGCAAAAGGCGGCCGAGGGCGTAAAGAAAGGGTTTCAGTCCGCCAGCCAGGAGCTCGACAAGTTCCAGCAGTCAACCGGCCGCACCCGCGCCGCGGTGCAGAATCTTACCTTCCAACTAAACGACATCGGCACCTCGCTCGCCTCGGGCGGCAGTCCGATGCGCGTGCTGGCCCAGCAGGGCGGCCAAATCATCCAAGTCTTCCAGCAGGGCGGCGGCGTGCGCAACGTCATGGGCGAGTTCGCCCGCATGTTGGGAGGGTTGTTTAATCCTCTGACCGTCGTCGCCACCGCGGTGACCGCCGTCGCTGTCTCTATCGGGTTCCTGACCGCCCGCGCCATCGAGAACGAAAGCGCGATGCGGCGGTTCTCGGTGATGCTGAAGGGGCTCGGCCTGGAAGGCCAGGCGACCGCAGCCGGGCTGGAGGAGGCTGCCAAACGTCTGCGCGATGTCGGGCTCAATGCCAGCGACGCCCGCGCCGCGCTGACCGCCGCTACCCGCGCCGGCATCGCCCCCGGCCAAGCCGAACGCGTTGTGCGCATCGGCCAGAACCTCGTCCCGGTACTGGGCGAGAACGCGCCCGAGCAATTCGTCGGGGCGATTACCGGCGGCGTCGAGTCGCTCGCCAAGCTGGCGAGACAATTTGGCCTGATTACAGCGGCCGAGGTCGAGGCCGCCCGCGAGGCCGCGAAATTCGGCAAGGAGTTGTCTTATATCGACCGCTGGGTGTCGCTGATCGAGAACCATTCACGGGGGTTGAATCAAGCGGCGTTGTCGCCGATGGGCGAAGCCATGCGAAAGCTGAGCATTGCATTCAGCGAGTTTCTCGACTCGCTGTCCAAGAGCGACCTTATCGTCGGTATCATCAATTCCCTTACCAGACTGACCGGCGTTCTTAAAACCCTGTCGGAGTTCAAGCTGCCGGATTGGTCCGCGGCATTTGAGAAACTGCAATTCGTGCTCAAGAATATTTTTGGGTTAACGGTTCCCGCGTGGGTGCCAAAAGTATTCGGCTGGATAGGCGGCCAGATTTTCTCGGGCGCGCCGGCAGCACCGGGCGGCGGTGCGGCGCCGGGCGGCGGCGCGGCGCCGGCTGGCGGCGGTTCTGGCGGCGCATACACCACCGAGGCGGCGCTCGCGCTGATCGCGAAATACGAGAGCAGCGGCGGCGACCCGTTAGCTAAGAACCCGAAATCGAGCGCTTCCGGCGCTTATCAATTTCTAGATTCGACCTGGCGCGAGATCGCACCGCTAGTCGGGATCGACATCAGCAAATATCCAACGGCTAGGTCAGCATCAATCGAATTGCAGAAGGCGGCAGCGACCAGGCTGTATGAGATGCGCGGCTTCTCGCCGTGGGCGCCATACAACCCAGGGCTGGCCGCCGCTATCGCCGCCGGGGAGGGCAGCAGCGGGGCCGGCGGCAGCGTGCTCGCCAGGCCAGGCGCATCATTCGAGGCGGCCGTTGCCGCCCGCGCGGCAGAAACGGAGCGGTTGGGGCGAGCGGGAGCAATCGAGGCGGGCGGCGCGAATACCTTAGCCGCTGTAATCAGCATGGGAGGCGGGGCGCGCGGCCGGGCGCTGAACGCAGCTCAAATCGAGACCCAGTCGCGCTTCGGCCAGAAACTGACTCCCGAGGAGGATGCTGAGAGAGCCGCGACCACGCGGCTGCGCGCTCAGCAGATGCTTGAACTTAGCCAAGCTAGGGGTCGTCTCAGTCTTGCCGAAGGCGGCGAAGCCGAACGGCAGACGACCGAGCAACTGAAACTGCAAGCGAGCCTGTTCGGGCAGTCGACGCAGGAGATCGAGAAACAAGTCGCGCTCTTGCGGATCAGGCAACAGGCCGAGGCCGCCGGCCTGGCGCCGACTGAGGAGGCGGTGAAGGCACGCGAGCGCGAGGCCGAAAAGTTGGCCGAGACAAACGCCCTCCTTGCCAAGCAGCAATCGCTGATGACGCAGATGCGTGAGATCGCCGGCGTCTTCGAGAGCGCGTTTTCCAGTGCCTTCGATTCGATTGCTGCCGGCACGTTCAAGGCCCGCGAGTTCCTTGGCAGCTTGTTGCGCGACCTAGGTAAGACACTGGCGAGCTCGGCCTTCCGCCGGCTCCTGGGCGGCGACGATAGCAGCGGCGGCGGCATTCTCGGCATGATCGCCGGCCGGTTGTTCCCGAGCCTGCTCGGCCCGACCCTCAGCGGTGCTGATATCGATATCCTCGCCAGCGGCCTCCCGGCGGCCGCCACCGGCGGTAGCTTCAAGGTCGGCGGCAGCGGCTCCATCGATAGCAAGCTCATCGCCTTCCGCGCCTCGCCCGGCGAGCTCGTCGACGTGTCGCCACCAGGCCGCCGCGGCGGCTACGGCAGCGGCGAAATCATCCGCATCGACCTCAACCCGTCCGAGGGCTGGGTGGCCGGCGTCGCCGACCAGCGGATCTACACCAGAAGCGGCCAGATCGTTGACCTCGCGGTGCGCCAGAGCACCCGCACGGTGCAGCGCAACCTGCCGGGCATGACGGCCGAAGCGCAGGCGAGGGCGATGTGACCGAGCCGTGGCCCATCGACTACCTGCGCCCGGCCGGCATCACCCGGCACCTCGGGCCGCGCACCACCGCCGGCACCGTTTCGACGAGCGGTTTCACCCAGCGCATCACGGTCCCCATCCACAACTGGCAGATTACCTATCACGACATCCTCGTGGGCACGCCCGAGCAGTTGCGCGTGTGGGACGCTTACGAAGCCTACATCGAAGGCGGCGCCACACCGATCCTCGTGCCGCTGATCGGCGATACCACCACCGGCACCCCGGACGGCACGTCGGTCGGCGCGTACCCGGTTGGTGCCACTGTCATGACCGTGCAGCGCATCGGCGCGCCGATCGTCGCCGGCATGCACTTTGGTATTCAAGAGCGGCTCTACCGCTGCTTCGGCACAACCGCGCTCGGCTCCGATCAGTATTCCTTTTCGTTCCGCCCGCCGTTGCGGCTCGGGCATCCGGACGGCTGGCCGATCTGGTTCAACTCCATGTCGTGCAAATGCCGGTTGGCGTCTGACGATGAAATGACGCTGAGAATAAACCAAGCAAAACAAGGCGTCGCGACCGTCCGGTTCGTGGAAGACCCGAACGAAGACTGATGGCGTTCTTTTCGGAGGATGAAGCGGAAGCGCTGGCGCGCTCGACGGTGCGCGTCGCGACGCTGGTGGATTTTATGTTTGGCGGCGACCCGCCCGATGAAGGCCCGGTGTATTTGTGGAACGGCTTTGGCACCAGGCAATTTGCCGGCAAGTCGTACCTGGGTGCCGGCGATCTCGGCAACATCGACGGGCTGGAAGAAGCCCGCGCCCCGGTCAGCCACCAAGTGACATTCAGCCTCTCTGGTGTACCGGACAGCCCGGCCGATCTCCTGGCGCGCACCATCGCCGCGGCCGACATCGTGCAGGGGCGCCTCGCCATCGTCAGCCTGCAACTGTTCGACGGCGCATGGGAGACGGCCGGGAGCCCGATCCCGATCTACTTCGGGCTCATGCAGCCGCCGCGGGTGACGTTGGAGCCGGCGACCGAGACGAGCGGGGCGAGAAGAACGCTGACGCTCCCGACGGAGAATCTTTTCTTCGGTCGAGGCCGCCCGGCGGCCGGGCGCTACACCGACAGAGAACAGCAGACGCGGTTCCCAGGCGACCGCTTCTGCGAGCACGTCGCGACGATGGTTAATCTCAGTCTCGCCTGGCCGGATTATTGAGGAGCACGGGCTAATGCTTCGCTTTGCGATTGCCGCGGCGCTGTTGCTGATGGCGGCTCCAGCCGGTGCGCAGCAGGCGGCGTTCCGGACCGACGGCGCCGCCACCGTGTCGTTGGCCGCCACCACCACAACCGGCCGGGTGCAGATCCAGGCCGCGGTGTCGGGCACGCAGAATGCCAGGCTCTACAACAGCGGCACGGTCGCTGTCTTCGTGAACTGCGGCGATGTGACGGTCGTGGCGACGACCGCGGCCGGGCTGCCGATCGCACCCGGCACCGTCGAGGTGCTCGGTTGCAACCAGACGCACATCGCCGGCATCACCAGCACCGGCACCGCGACGCTCTACGTCACACCGGGCACCGGGCTCTGACCGTGCGCGTCATCCTGCTCATCTGCGGTTTGCTGCTGGCGCTGGTGGCGCTCGCCGCCGAGGCCGGGATGAAGGCCGGGCCGAACATGGCCGGGCCGGGGCATCACCGGCTGAAGGGCGTATCCGGCGAGGCGCCGCCGCTGGACGGGCTGACAACGCCAACTGTCGCCATCAGCTTTCGTAAGTTGTTGTCGGCCTACGCCGGTCCGGCGATGCGGATCAGGCGGGCCAGCGACAACGCCGAGTTGGACGTAAATTTCCTCGGGTGCTCGGGCTTTACAGGTTGTCCGTGGGATGAGGTGGCGGCGGCCAGTCACTGCGCCGCGACGAACTGCTTTCTCAAAACCGGCTACGATCAGTCGGGCGGCGCCAGGCATCACACCAACGCGGCGGCGGTTGGTCAGCCGCCGATAGTGTTTGGTTGCCAGGCTGGCCTTGCGTGCCTCGCCACGAGTGACAGCGCGCACGCGCTGGCCGGGCCGAGCATCACGCCGGCCACGGGCGTTGCCAGCTTTAGTGCCGTTGCCAACCGGGTCAGCGGTACGGGCGGCTGCGTGCTGGCGCGCGAGAACGGCGCGGCGGGTCAGCGGATCACGGCAGGGCTCTCGGCCAGCCAGTGGCGGATGTTGGGTGGCACCAGCGGCACCATCACGGCGACGGCGGCGGATGCGACGTGGCACGCCGCGGCGGGTGTCGTCAACGGCGCCTCGTCAGTGCTGTCGATTGACGGCGTGGAGACTACCGGCACGGCGACGGGCAGCACGACGGCGGGTACGCCAAGCGTGGCCGGCATCACCGGCACCGTCTGCCGCGAGAGCGAGTGGATCGTGTGGGACAACTATGTACGGACGCCGGCCGAACGCGCGGCGCTAATCGCCAATCAACGGAGCTTTTTTAACTTCTGATGCGCCGCCTCATCGCATTGCTGCTGCTATTGCTGGCAGCGCCGGCTGCCGCGGATATGTTCCCGGACGCCAGCAACGCCAAGCTCCCCGAAGCGAGGGACAACATATTGTATGTCCACGCTAAGTGCGACGGGCAGGAGGTAACTGACGGCGCGGTCTCGGCTGGCTCGACGGCGCTGAGTTCGGAGACGGCCAATTTCAAGGCGGCGGATGTAGGCAAGACGATCGGCGTGGAGGGTGCGGGCATTGACGCATCGCGGCCGCATGTGACGACGATTGCCGCTTTCGTGTCGGCGACGAGTGTAACGCTGGCGACGCCCGCTACGACGGCATCGTCGGCAGCGACCGTGTATTGGGTGACGAACGACAAGGCCGTTTTCCAGGCCGCGATTACCGCGGCGGCGTTTCGCACGCTGTATGCGCCGCCGGGGCGGTGTTATGCGCCCGGGCTGACGCTAAGCAATATCAATTTCGTCGGCGGTGGTGGGCAGGACATCCAGGCGCCCTATGGCCGCACGGGGACGGTGTTTATTACCCTCGACCCGGCTTTGACGGCGCCGCAGTTCACCGTCAGCAATGGCGGGGCGTTACGCCATGTGCGGTTTTACGATCCCATGCAGCGCGGGCGCGGCATCGACGTCTCGCAATACCCGACGATTACCGGCACTCCGATACCCTACCCGTGGAAGGTCAAGGCGTTTCCTGGCAAAGCGCAGATCCTCGATGATTTGATTGCGTACAACGCCTGGAACTATATCGAGGTCGGGGACGCGACCGGCGCCAGCCGCAACAGTGGCGCGCTGACCTGTACCGGCATCCGCGGCATGGCGCTTAATGAGTATCTGCACGTCGTCAACAACGCCGGGTTTGCCGGGTGTACCGGCGTCAACGCCAGCGCCATCTGGTTCGCTCAGGTGGCTAATGCCGGGACGGCGAGCGAGCCGACAGCGCAGGCATTGGGTAAGTGGCAACAGCGTCATGCTGTCTTTGCCCGCTGGACCAATGGGGGCGCGCCGACTGTCTCCGGGGAGATTGTCTACGGTTACTCCAAGGGCATCGTGGTTGACGGCATCGCCGGGCTGGCGCCGAACAATGTGACCACCAACGGCATCGTTGATTTGCAGTTTGACTCGACACCGGTTGTGTTCAGCCTCACCGACGGGTTGGGCTCGGTAAACAATCTGCGGTTTGCACCGCGCGCTTATTTTGGCCTCGACCGTTATGTGACGGCGATCCGGGCCTGCCGCGGCGGCAGCCCGCCGGCTACCTGCCTGGCCGGATCCTACCCCGACCCGTCTTACGATCCGGGGCCGGTGTTCAACATAACGGGGGGAGGCAATTGCACCAGCGTCACGGCCGACGAGAACGGGGTCATCGGGCGTTGCACGATGTCGATTGCCGGCACGCTGGAGGCGGCGATGTCGGGCGGGGTCGCGGTTGCCGGCGACAATGTGACGACCTTCGCGCCGAGCGTGGTTGATCTTGACGGGCTGAAAATTAAAGGCTGGGCGGCTATTCAAGGGATGGGTGACGCGACGGCGCCGGCCGTTTTGATGGCGGCAACCGAGGCGAATTTGCGCTGTCGGGGTTGCTATATCGACGGCACCAACGCGACGCCGAGCGGGCACCAATCGGGGATCAAGCAGACCGCCGGCACCGTGTCGATCGGCTCGACGGCGTTTCTCGATGTCTGGAAGCCGGTCGAGATACTGGGCGGTTCGGCGTTGTGCAACGGCAGCTATTCCGCCGGCACCACCGGGCCGTTGTCGACCAGTGTCGCAGCTGGTCTGCCCTATCGCGAAACCGCCTGCACCTGGGACAAGCCGTCAACCACGAGCGTATACGATGTTCGCGCGTCGCTGCTTTACACCAACACGGCTAATCTCCTTCAGGTGTTCGACGACACCGAAACGGTGGTGTACTTCGACAGTAAGAAATTCGACCGTGGCGGTAACTACAGCAACGTTGTCCAGACCGGCACGATAAATAACGCCAACAAGCAGATCGCCGGGCTGACGACTGCGGCGCTAGGCGTTGGCATGGTGGCGAGCGGCGCCGGCATCCCGAATGTGGCGGCGCACGCACCTTGCGTGATTGTGACGATCGACAGTGCCTCGCAGGTCACGGTGAGTTGCCAGCCGGCCGCCAACGCGACGCAGAGCATCACTTTTACCTCCGGGGCGTTCGTCGCGCCGGTAAGCGGCGACTACGAATGTCAACTGACCGCACAGGTTACAGCGCTCACCACTGGCGACATTTGGGCGGTAAAATTTACTCCGAGCGTATCGACGACAAACTCGTTGAGCCTCTGGCGGGCGCCAAGCGGCAGCACCCAGAGCATGCCGGTCCCACGCTGGTATGGGTTTCTCGCGGCCGGCGAAACGCTCGTCCCGTCGATTGTGCGGACCTCCGGCACCGGCACTCTGACGATTGCCAATAACGCCGCCGGCACCCGGTTCAATTGCCACTACATGACGCAGTAGCCGCCGATGTCTTCCGACCTCGAACTGCTCGACGGCGCGATCCCGCTGGTGCGCAATGACCAGCCTTGGGAATGGTTTGTTAATTTCTACGACGATCCCGAGGCGGCCGACCCGACCGACCTCACCGGGCACACCGCCAGCGCGCAGATCCGCTGGCGCGCCGGCAGCCAGGACGTGACAGCCGAGATCACCAATCCGCTGACCGGCCAGGTGCGGCTGTCGCTTCTCGCGTCGCAGACCGCGGCAATGCCGCTCGGCCGCCTGTCGAAGCTGTACATTGCCATCGACACCGACACCGAAGCTGTCGTGCCGGTGGACGTGATCGAGGGCCTGTTCGGCGTCACCGAGCCGGTGGAGCCGCCGCCGGAGGAAACCCTGCCGGTGCACGTCGTGATGCCGGCCTCGGGCGATGTCGTCGTGCTGACCGACGGCAGACCGGTCTATGTCGATGCCGGGACGCTCGCGGCGCTGACCATCCGCCTGCCGCTCGGCGCCGCGGCCCCGCTGGAGATCGCCATCAGCTTCCGGTCACCAGTGACGGCGCTTGGCATACAGGACGGCGGCGGCGTGCCAGTGCCCGGCAGCGCAACCAACGCTTACGGGCCGGGCTCGGCGCAGGTCTATGAGTACGTCGATGACACGCGCAGATGGGTGTATTGGCAATGAGCAATCGGTCGTCGCTCGAGCTCTCCACCCGCACGGTCAAAATCTATTCCGGCGCTGCCGACGCCACGGCGCGGGCTGACCTCGCCGAGCACGTCGCCGACCTCGCGAACCCGCACGTCGTCACGGCGGAGCAGTTGGGGCTCGGCTCCGTTGACGACACCAGCGACGCTGACAAGCCGATCTCCGACGCGACGGCGGCAGCGCTGGCGCTCTTGGCGCCGCTCGCAAGCCCGGCGTTATCCGGTCTGCCCACAGCGCCAACAGCGGCACTCGGCACCGTCACCGGGCAGCTCGCCACGACGCAATTTGTCGCCGCCGCGCTGGACGCGCTCGATGTTGGCAACGACGACGCCCTTGCCGCGCACCTGGTCGATTACGACAACCCGCACGCCGTGGATGCGGGCGATTTGGGGCTCGGCGCGGTAGACAACACCGCCGATCTCGACAAGCCGGTTTCTACGGCAACCCAAACCGCACTGAACGCGACCAACGCCGCCGTTACTGCTGTTGCCGGCGATCTAGACCTGCACCTTGCCGATACCGACAATCCCCATGCGGTGAGCGCCACCGACGTCGGGCTCGGCAACGTCGATAACACGGCAGACGCCGACAAGCCCGTCTCCGACGCCACCCAGGCGGCGATCAATGCCGCCACCGCGGGCACCGGCACCGTCGCCGCGGACCTCGCCGCGCATGTCGCGAATACCAGCAATCCGCACGCGGTCGATAAGGCCGACGTCGGGCTCGGCGCGGCGGATAACACCGCCGATCTGGCGAAGCCGGTCTCTACCGCGCAGCAGACTGCGATCAATGCCGCCGCTGCCATCGGCACCGGCGCGCAGGCCGACATCGACGGGCACCAGCTAAACGTCAGCAATCCTCACTCGGTCACGAAGGCGCAAGTCGGGCTCGGCGCCGTAGACAACACGGCCGACGCCGCCAAGCCAATCTCGGCCGCCACCCAAACCGCGCTCAACCTGAAGGCGCCGCTGGCGAGCCCGGCGATGACTGGCACACCGACCGTGCCGACCGCGCCGCCGCTGACCAACAGCACGCAGGCTGCCTCGACCGCCTATGCCGACGCTGCCGTGGCCACGCTGTTGCCGGCGATTGACGCCGCAGCGGCGGCAGCAGCGGCAGCTCAGTCCGATGCCACCGAAGCTCTCGCCGATGCTGCGACGGCACAGGCTGCCGCCGTGGCGGCGCAGGCCGACGCCAGCCAAGCGCTGACCGAGGTGGCGCTGGCGCAATCCGCGGCGGATGCAGCCCAGACGACAGCAGATGCGGCGCAGGCCGACGCCACCGAGGCGCTGACGCAGATCGACGCGCTGGAAGGCGCCGCCGGCGTCGTAGACCGCCCCGGCGATGCCGTCGCGCTCTATGGCACGCTCGCCACCGGCACGGCCGCGGCTATGCCGCGGGTGGACCCGGCCTGGGTTGCCACTTCGGCCGCCGGCAATGTCGTGCGCGTCAACAGCGCCACCGCCGACGACCCACAAGTGATCGCGCCGGCCGCTGCCTTCACGGTCGGTCCCGTGTCCGACATTCGCTGGCAAGTGCAGCGGCAGACTGATCCAGCAGATCCGCTCAACGACAGCGTGACACTCGCCGTTCGGTGGCTGACCAACACCTACGCGGGCGTGGCCGGCGCCGCCGGTATCTCGACCGTCGCTAACCTGCCGCTGGTGGTCGCCGATGGTGTCGTCACGCGTACCGCCCGCATCGGCGGTGGCGGGCTCGTACCGCCCGCGGGCGCCGTCTACTTCCGACCATACGTCCAGCTGTTTGGCAACAACCATGTCACCGACGTAATCGTGCTCGGCGTCGATGCGGCGTGCTCCTGCGGCCTTGCTATCGCGACGCTGCTGACGACGACGACGGCACTCGCCGCAGGCACGACCGGGCTGGTGCTGGTCAGTCCGGCGGCGGCGATGACCGTCACGCTCCCGCCGTCTCCGGTCCTTGGACAAACGCTGACGGTAAAAGACGCGGCCGGCAACGCCAGCGCGCGCAACATCACCATCGCAGGCGGCGGCCCCCTAATCGAGGGCGCGGCGACAATGGTGCTGGGCTTCAATTACGGGTGGGTCGCGTTGGCTTATAGCGGCAGCCAGTGGCTCCAGGTTTAAAGGGGGCAACTATGCTGCGCCTGCTCTCCCTGCTATTTGCGCTGGTGCCGGCAGTAGCCGCTGCGCAGCAAGTGCCGAACCCGATGTCGAGCGATGGCAACAATGCCCGGCCGCCGATGGCATCCCCTTTGTCATTTGGCGCCAAGGGCGACGGCGTCACCAACGACACCGTTGCGATGCAGGCCGCCATTGATGCGTCAGCCAACGGCACGCTAAACCTCGGGCCGCATATTTATTCGGTCGGCCCACTAACCTGCTCGAACCCCATCAAGATCATCGGGACGCAATCCGGGCCGGTCTCTTTTCTCAATACCGGCGTGCCGAATACCGGCTTCTCCGGGTTCAGGGCGCGGGCACAAAACCAAACACTGTTTACCTTGCAGCCGGGCTGCATGGGTTCCAGCTTCGAGAACTTCTTTGTCGGAATGGCGCCGCCGACCGGCTTTAACAGCAGTGGCTGGGCGTTTCAGGATACTCGGTCTTCGACCGCAAGCGTCTTAGCACAATCAAATATGACGTTTCGCAATCTCCACATTGACTACGCCTGCGGCGGGATCGATGTGAATGGGAGCTATTTCCTGATTGATCGAGTTCGGATGTCGGAGGCCGGTGGCGGGACGAATTGCCACGGCATCCGGGTTGGGCACAACGACAACAGCGGCGCAACCTTGGGCGGGGTGATTACGCGCAATGTCATTATCGGCTCGTTTATCACCTCGCGCGTTGAGACCGGCATGCTCCTAGAGAATGCCGGCGGCATCTATATCAGCAACAACGACATTAATTATCCCAACGTCGGCACGATGATCCGGCCGGGCGCCAATCAACAAGTGACGTGGGCTTTTATGGATAATACCGTGCTGGGCGATACAGCAGTAAGTGCCGGGTTGTACATCGACACTGCCGCAGCCAGCGCCATCGTCAAAGGCATCACTTGCACTGCCTGTTGGGCAGCCTCGACCGAGAATGGTCCTGGCATCAGTATCCGCAACACCAGCGGGGCAACGGCTGATAATTTCCAAGGGTTTTATTTCGACGGGGTGCGGGTGCTGGCTAATGGGGGGCAGGGAATTGTGCTGAACGACGGCACCTACGTCTCGATTAACAATGCCGTTATCTGTGGCAACAATAAACTCACGCCGTCGCCATCGGCCGGGGTTGTTGTCCGCAATGGCGTCAATGGCATTAGTATGAGCGGCGGCGTCGTTGGCGGCACTTGTGGCGGGGTTACCAGCACGCAGGATTACGGCATCCATTTTTTGGATACGACGACCGGCGGCACCAACACGGCGGTTTTCATCCAAGGTGTCGGGGTTGGTCTTAATGCCGTTCAGCCGATTGCGTATGGGATTGGCTTGCAAGGCCAAGTGCTCGACAACCCAGGATTTAATCCTGGGTTTATTGGTTCTGATCTGGTGACCCCAACGGGGTCTCCCTGGACCTATACGGCCGGTGTCACCAACGAGTATCTGTGCCTTCGCGGCGGCACGGTCTCCGCGATCCAGTTAGGGGCACAGACATTCGCCACCGCGACGCCAGCTTGCATGGTGCTGGGTCCAGGCAATCAGATGTTTGTGACCTATACGGTGGCGCCGACCGTGGCTCGGATGAAAATGTGAGGGCGCCTGATCTCTCCGAGTACCTGCGCGCCGAGGCTGCCCGGCCGTTCGCGTGGGGAACGGCCGACTGCGCCACCTTTATCGCCGGCTGGATTGGCACCTGTCGGGGCATCGATCCCAGACCCTATTACCCGCAGTACGAGGGCGAAGCCGCAGCCCGAGCGCTGACCGGATCGCCCGGCGGCATCGTGCGCCTCGCGGCTCGGGCCATGCGGCAGGCCGGCATCCGTGCGACGCACGATCCAGAGCCTGGCGATGTTGCCGTCGTGCGCGTGGGCGAGCGCGTGGCCTGCGCCATCCGCACCGGGCGCGGCTGGGCTGTGCGCGGCGAAGTCGGGCTGGCGCTGCTGCCGCCCGGCCTGCGAGTGCTCGCTAGTTGGAGGGTCTAAGCCACCGTGCTGACGCTCCTGCTCGCGCTGGCGCTGGCGCTCGCCGCCGGCCCGGCCTGTGCCGACCCGATCATCACCCCGGCGTTGATCGCCGCAGGCGTTACCGGCACGATCCTCGGCGTCAGCACCGCGGCAATCCTCTCCCAGGTTATCGTCATCGCTATCGGGCTCGGCATCTCGATGCTGAGCTCGGTGCTGTTCAAGCCGCCGCAACCAAAGCCGAGCGACGGACAAGTCATTTACAAACAACCCGCCGGCACCCGCACGCGCAGTTACGGCCGGGTCAAGGTGGGTGGTCTGCTCGTCTATGCGAACTCTGCCGGCGGCGTGCTCGATCGCGTGATCGCGATGGGTTCGGGCGAGATCGACGCCGTCGAGCAGCATTGGATCGACGATAACCTCGTCACGCTTAGCGGCAACGCTGTCTCCAGCCCGTCGCAGTACCTCGGCAAGTGCCTCATCGAATTTCGGCTAGGCACCGATAGCCCGGCGCCCTATAGCGGGCTGGTGACCGCCTGGCCGGCGTTATGGACAAACGACCATCTCGGCAAGGGCATCCCCTCCGCCTGGATGGAAATGTTCCAGGTGCCCTCCGACCACATGTCGGACGTATGGCCGCAGTACGGCAGCACGCTGTACCGGCAAGTGCAAAGGGCGGCGAAGGTGCCGGATATTTCCGGCGGGGCGCTCACCGCGCCGACGTGGAGTGACAACGCCGCCCGCGTCATCTTGGACTATCTCACGCACCCTGACGGGCTGAAGCTCGATCCCTCGTGGATCACCAATGCCGCAGCCGATTGGACAACCGCCATTGCGGTGTGCAACGAAGATGTCGGCGGCGAGCCGCGCTATCGCATCTGGAACACATATAGATTCGATGAGCGCCCGGCCGACATACTCGCGCGCTATCTCCAAGCCTGCGATGCCGCGATCTTCCCAACGCCCGACCAGGGACTGAGTATCAAAGTCGGCAAGTGGAGCGCACCGACCGTTACGATAGACGGCGATGCAATAATAGGTTTCGCCGAGTTCGGCCGCGGGCGCGATGTCCTCAGCACCGCAAACACAATCCGCGCCAGATACACATCGCCCGACCACGATTATCTCGAAACCGATGCGGACCCGTGGGTTGACGATGCCGACGTAGCGGCCCGCGGCGAGTATGCCATCGACCTAGATTTCTTTAGTTCGCCGAGCCACAGCCAGACCCGGCGGTTGATGAAACTGGCCGCGGCGCGGGCGAACCCGGTGTGGGTTGGGAAATTGGATTGCAACCTGCGCGCCCTGCCCGCGATGGGCGAGCGCTACGTCAACGTGATCATCCCCGAGCTGGCGATCTCGCAGACCTTCGAGATCCTCGGCATCCAGATGGTCATCGTGGACGGTTCGGTGCTGCGCGGCATCAGCATCCAGATCGCCTCGCTCGACGCCTCGGCTTACGACTGGGTTACGACCCGCACCGCCGACACCGGCACGCCGCCCGCGATCCCTGGCGCCATCGTACCGTCGCGCACCATCCCGGTGCCGACAGGCCTCGCCGTGACACCGCTGGGCACGATAGCCCGCGTCACCTGGGATGCGCCGCCCGACGATTTCCTCAACGTCGATGTGCAGTACAAGGCGACGGCCGGCACCGAGTGGCTGGCCGCGCCGGTCGTGCTCGGCTCCACCATTGCCGGCACCGGGCCCCTCGTCGATGGCGTCGAGTACGAGATTCAGGTCCGCCATCGCAGCACCACGACCAGCCGGGTGAGCGAGTGGACCGCGAGCGAGCTCCTGACGCTGGTCGCCGACCCGACCGCGCCGGGCGTCGTGACCGGGCTTGTCGCCACGCCGAACGACGCCGCAGTCACCGTCGCGCTGTCGTGGGTGCTGCCGAACAGCGCGAATTGCGTCGGCGCCCGTGTCTATCGCAACACTACGAACAGCTTTGCCGGCGCGACGCTGCGCACCACGGTCTTCGGCGCGCCCAACACCGCGCAGGCGTACACAGACACGGCAACCGGGCTCGGGCTCGTCTACTATTGGGTCGTCGCGGTCAACGCCTCGGGCGTCGAGAGCAGCGAGGTCGCATCCGGCGGCATCGCCTTCGAGCTCCTGCAAAATACCGATTTCGCCACCGACACGATCTGGACCAAGGGCACCGGGTGGAGCATCGCGGCCGGCAAGGCCAGCAAGACCGCCGGCACGGCTGCCCAGTGCGCGCAGAGTGTCTCGCTCGTCGCCGGGAAATCCTACGTCGTGCGGCTGACCGTGCTCGACTTCGCGGCCGGCGGCATCAACATCCGACTCGCGGGCGGTACAACAGTCCCTGGCGCCGTCCGGGTGGCCAACGGCACGTATAGCGAGACACTAGTAGCCGCCGTCGGCAACGTATCTTTCCAAATAAACGGCAACGCGACGTTCGCTGGCTCTGCCGACAGCGTCTCCTGCAAGGAGCTCGTGCCATGATCGCGCTGCTGATTACCGTGCTCGTGCTGCTCCTCGTCGTCGGCGTGATCTGGTACGTCATCCACGCGCTGATCCCGCTGCCGCCGCCCATCGACCGGCTGGCTCAGGTCGTGCTCGTAGTTATCGTCGTTATCATCCTCATTTGGGCGCTGCTCGCGGTTGCGGGCATGGCGCCGGGGCCGCTGTTGCTGCGCTGATGTGGATTGGCGGCGGCTACGGCAGGCCGGGTTTCTGACGGCGGCGATCTTGCTGGCCGCGGCCGCGCTGGTAAACATGCTGGTGCCGTCGCTCGATCTGCGCGGCGCGCTGATCGTGATGGCGCTGGTCGCGTTACTGCTCGGGTGGATACCCTAGTTCCATCTTAAGGTGCGCATTGGCCGCGTCTCCTCGGGACCATCGCGCCCCAGCGGGTAGCAAAGCCCCCGCGGGCAATCGCAGCGACGGTACGGCAGCCACTTCCGCCAGCCCATGTATTTGCGGCACCAGCGGTCACGCCAGCGCATCAGCGGATACCTTAAACCATCAGCCCGAGGGCGAGCCCGAGCAGCACCAGCCCGGCGAGCAGCGCGTCGATGCGGGCACTCATGCGGTCCATCAAATGATCCAACAACCGTACGGTTGCTTTGGTTGTTCGCATCTATCCGCAGTTGCGCGGCGGCCGACCAGGCGGCCGTTATGACTTTGAAAACAACGGCGGCTCGCGCAACCGCGAATGGTGGCGAACATGGGGCCGGCAGCACTCATGTCCGCCTTGGTCCATTTGTTTCCAATGGGTTGCTGACCATATCCACGACCGATCCATCGATTGGTCTATCACTTCGCGCCGGCTCGTGGCACACGGGGGCGGGCAAGCGCGAACGCAAGAGCGCTCGATACGACTCGAGCACGATAAGCCGCCGCCGGCCGATCGTCACCGATTGGATGTCGCCGGACTTGATCAATTCGTAGATGCTGGTCCGGCCGAGGCCGCTGAGCGCCGCGAACTGATTCACGGTTGCCGTGATCGGATCTCCGTCGATTCCTTTCATGACCCCACCAAAATATAGATCCACGCCACCGTCAGCAGCGCGCAGGCGCCGCACAGCACGAGCCCGAGTGCGTCGCGTGCCAGGTTATTAAACAGCGGCATCGGCCCCCCTGAGATCAGGAGGCTATGATGTGCAATCATGCACGGCGGTCAAGTGCAAAATTGCACAGCGCATTTCAAAAAATATATGCCGTCAGCCGGAGCGCCTGGTCGGCTGGCGCTGCGCGATCAGCCATAGGTTATCGAGTTGCTCCGGGGCGATGCCCTGCGACGCCGCCGCTCGGATTTTCGAGATGGTCCGCGTCGATAGCGTGTGCGTCACATCCTCGTTGTTCAAAAACCGCGATATTGTGGTGTGATATATTCCGGCCTCCTTGGCCAGCCGGTTTGCGGTCCAGCCGGTTATCCGCAGGATCTCTTTAACAAATCGCCTGGCGGCGTCCTGATCCTCATCCATGAGTGCAGATTTGCACGGCCTCTCAACCAGCGTCATTCTGCAAGAATGCACTTGACCATCGTGCAATTTTGCACGCACATTTCCGCCCATGGGCGACCTGCTTTCCCCGGCTGACCTCGAACGGCTAGCAGATGAAGCCGGGCTGTCTGTCGCTGAACTGTGCAAGCGGGCAAACGTCGCACACACGACGTTTTACCGCTGGCGTCTCGGCCGGACCTCGCCAAGCCTCGATATCTATCAGCGCTTAAGGGATGTCCTGCGTGCGGCGCAGGCTGACACCGCATGACCGCGATGTCTTCACACCAGAAGTGTGAGCCTGCGTTAACAGCGCGGTTCCCGCCGGAGCTCTGCCACCACTGGGTAAAGCGCCTCGCGCGCCTTATGGGCGTACCGCACGAGACGGCGCGGCATTGGGCATTCCGGCGCCTGCCGGATGCGCGCCGCAAGGAAATCGCGCTCGCACTGATCGCGGAGTGCGATCGCCTTCAGACACTCATCAGTCAGACACGGCAACGCTGGGCGGAGGTAGCGGATGAGGCGGGCGGCGCTGTGGTTGGGCGAGATGCTTATCCGCGGCGGCCGGGGCCTCGTCGAGTGGGCCAGCCGCGACGCCAGGCGTAAGCCGACATGAACTCCTGGCGGACGTTGCCCCTTGGCCGCCAGGACCGGCGCGGGCGGTCCGCCCCCACACACAGGCTGCCCGCGTCACCCACCGGGTGCGCGCCATGAACGACAACGCTGAATTCGTGCCGAGCTTCGCCGAGGAGGCCGATGCGCTGGCGCGCATCTTGGCGCTGGCGTTTGATCTCACGCGCAACTTGCAGACGCCGGCCGAGCCGGATGTCGTTCGCCTGCTGATCGAGGCGCTGGAGCACGCGTATCTCGCCGGGCGCGAATCGCGATGAGCGATCACCTGACGCCGGAAGAATACGAGCGCGACTCGGTCGAGTCCTACAACCACGCGATGCGCGCCATTGGTGCGCGGGTCAAAGCGGGGGACCCCGTGCCGCCCTTCCTTCTAAGCCGCAACGCCAAACGTCAGGACGATTACAGCACGTTTCTCGCCACGAAATCGCCGGCCGCCCCGGCATCCGGGTTCCATGAGGCGCCGCCATTGCCTGCTGCTCTCAAGCCGTTCCAGGCTGCCATCACAGCATGGGCGCTGCGCCGTGGCCGGGCCGCAATGTTTGAGGGGACCGGACTCGGCAAGACGATCCAGCAACTTGCCTGGGCGAATGCGGTCGTCTATCGCGAGCAAGCTCCGGTGCTGGTTTTGACGCCGCTCGCGGTTGCCGAACAAACCGTCGCCGAGGCGGCGAAATTCAGAATCCCCGGTGCGGCCTACGCGCGCGACTGGCGCGGCAGCAGCCGTATCACCGTCACGAATTACGAACGTTTCGACAAGTTTCGGATCGAGGATTTCGCCGGCATCGTGCTCGATGAATCCGGTTTGTTGAAATCCGCCGATGGAGCCTATCGCAAACTGTTAACCGAGGCTTGCCACGACACGCCGTGGCGGTTGTGCTGTACCGCGACGCCAGCTCCGAACGATTACACCGAACTAGGCCAGCACGCGGAATTTCTCGGGGTCATGTCGGCCAAGGAAATGCTGTCGATGTACTTTGTACACGATGGCTCGATCCGCGCCGACGATCACTCGCAAACCAATGACGGCTGGAGGCTGAAGCGACACGCGGCTAAGGATTTTTGGCGCTGGCTGGCGTCGTGGTCGGTGATGGTGCGCCACCCGGCCGATCTGGGCTTCGATGATCCCTGCTATGATCTGCCGCCGCTTAATCTCCAACAGGTCACTGTCCCGGCCGAATACCAGGCGACCGCCGGGCAGCTTTTCCCTGTCGCAGCATCGACACTCGGCGAGCGCATCGGCGTCAGAAAAGATACGGCACAAGCAAGGGTTGCCGCCGCAGCAGAAATCGTCGCGCGCGAACCAGACGAGGCGTGGCTCATCTGGTGCAATCTAAACAGCGAAGCCGATCAGATCGAGCGGCTGCTGCCGACTGCACTTCAGGTCGCGGGGCGCCACCCGGTTGATCTGAAAGTGTCGCGCCTGCTCGGCTTTAAAGACGGCCGGCCGCCAATCCTGATCAGCAAGCCGAGCCTCGCTGGTCACGGCATGAACTGGCAACACTGTTCCCGTATGGTGTTTGTCGGCCTGACCGACAGCTTCGAGCAAGTTTACCAAGCGATCCGCCGCTGCTGGCGCTTCGGACAAACCTGCCCGGTCGATGTCTATTTCGTCGCATCTGAACTGGAGGGCGCGGTCGTCGCCAACTTGCGGCGGAAAGAGCAGGCGTTCGACGCCATGCTCGATGCGATGGCTTCTCACATGCGCGATCTGATCCGCGAGAACGTCATCGGCGGCCGTGTCGCGAGCGCAACCTACAATCCACAAGTCAACATGAAAGTCCCGGAATGGCTTTTGACGGCGTAAAGGTATTAGATCAAGCGCAAGGCGCCGGTTGGGCGATCTACAACGCGGATTGTGTCGAGATAATGCGCGGGCTCCCCGAGGCCAGCGTGCACTACAGCATATTCTCGCCGCCATTCGCCTCGCTCTACACTTTCTCCGACGACCCGCGGGACGTGTCCAACAACAACGACGATCGCGTGTTTTGGGCTCATTACCGATGGGTTATTGAAGGCGTCTACCGGGCGCTGAAGCCGGGGCGCATGGTCTCGATCCACTGCATGGATTTACCAACTTCTATCACCCGAGACGGCTTTATCGCCATACGGGACTTCTCCGGCGACAATATCCGCATCTGCCAGGAGGTCGGCTTCCGCTACCACTCCAAGGTGACGATCCGTAAAGACCCAGTGGTCGCGATGCAGCGCACGAAGGCGCTCGGGCTGCTACACAAGCAGGTTGTCAAGGACTCGGCGATGAGCCGGATGGGCATCGCCGATTACATCGTGACGATGCGCAAGCCGGGCGAGAACGACGAGCCAGTGTCGGGCGTGTTCGAGACGTACTACGGCGACGATTGCAGTGACGATGTGCTGACTGCGGATGCGCGTCGGACATGGGATCGGTCTGCCGAATGTGGCGGCACCGGCAGGCGGTCATTTGCCGAACACAAGTCCATCCTGATCTGGCAGCGCTACGCCGACCCGGTATGGTCTGACATCAATCAGTCTGACACGCTGTCATTTCGCATGGCCCGCGACGAGCACGACGAACGTCACATCTCGCCGCTGCAATTGACGCCTGTGCGCCGCTGTACCGATCTATGGACAAACCCGGGCGACGTGGTGCTGTCGCCTTTCGCCGGCATTGGCACGGCGGGATATGTCGCGATCGAGCTTGGCCGCAGGTTCGTCGGGGCCGAGCTAAAGCCGAGCTATTACCGACAGGCAGTCGCCAACCTCAAGAGCGCCGAACATGAGACGCTGACCGGGACTCTATTCAGTCGGATGGACGCCGCCGGATGAGCGGCCGCACTCCAGCATGCGAGGACAGCGCAGCCATCACCGCGCGAATCGCCGAGCTCCAGGCCGAGCGGCTGGCCGCGCTCGCCGGCTGCACTTGCCCGCAGCGCACCACGGCCGGCGAGGTCGTGCATGTGACGGCCTGCCCGCTCGGGCCGGCGGCGCCGTCACAAATGGAATCGGCGCTGGACGCCATGCGGCGGGCAAGGGCGCGCGTCTATCGGCGGGGCCTATGACCCGCGACCCGATCACGATTTCGCTTTTGGGCGAGCCCATCGCCTTCGCCAGGTCACGCATCAGCCGCGGCGGCACGATCTACACGCCAACCCCGCAGCGCAATTACATGGCCGCTCTGCGCAACGCCGCCGACGCGGCGATGTCCTTTGCCGGCGAGCCGCCGTTCGACGAGCCGATCCACCTTGAGCTCGTCGCCGAGCTCGGCGTGCCGGCGTCGTGGTCGAAGAAGAAGCAGGCGCAGGCGCTGCTCGGGCTCGTCCGCCCGGCCAAGCGGCCCGATCTCAGCAACCTGCTCAAGCTCGCCGAGGACGCGCTGAATTCCGTCGTGTTCCGCGACGACTGCCTGATCGTGTCGCTCTACGCCCGCAAAGTGTTCGGCGTTCAGCCGAAGTGCGTCATCACCGTTCGCCCGGCCGTGCTGGCGCGGCCCGGCGAACTGCCGCTGCGCGAGGCCGCGGCATGAGCGACACCGTTCTGGAGCGCATCGCCGATGCACTGGAACGCATCGCCGCAGCACTGGAACCCCCGGTGGGAAAAACATCGCCGCCCGGCGACGGCCCCACACTCGCGGAACTAAAGCTGACGACGCGGACGCGCAACGCACTTAGTCACGCGAACGACTACTATGACAGGCCCCCGCCGAATACGCTTTCTGAAATAGCCAAATACAGTCGGGCGGAGTTACTCCGCATCGAGAATTTTGGTCACGTCTGCTATCTCGAAGTCTGGCTGCTATGTGTCGAGTACGGATACTGGAAGGCAGATGATCCCACGCTCGCGCCGGAAGCTCGCGTCATGCGGCGAGTGGAGGAGGCCGAGCGCGCCAGAAAATGGCGCCCGCCGCGGAGTACGGCGGCATGAGCGAGCGCGACCTCGCCGATGCGGTCCACCGCGAGATCATCTCGCCGGAGAGCGTCGAGGCGGCGGTTAAATTGTGGAACGAACGCGCGCACGTCATGTCGCGGCAGCAGCGCATGTTGTCTGTGCTCGCCCGCACCAGTGCCAATGCCATCGACCGCGTGCTCGCCCGTCGCTTGTCCGAGGCCGCCCGCACCCCGCCGCGGGATGGGCCATGAGTATGCGAGTGTCACTGCCTGGCCTGTTCGCCAACGTCGTTCGCGAGTTGCCGGTGGAGGAACAGGGACAGTACCGTTTCGCGCTCGACGAAGTGCTGCAACATCTGCGCGAGACGATAGCGGGCAAGCACACGCTTGACGAGTTCGCCGAGCATTATTGCCTCAAGGATGCCGCCCGCACCGGGCCATGGGACGCGCCATGAGCGAGCCGGCGCGAGAGGTCCGGCAGATCGAGTCAACCGGGGCGTGGCTCGATTGGAGAAAATCGGACATCACCGCGTCACGCTTGCCGGCGCTGTTCGGACTCCATCCTTATCTCTCACTCGCCCAACTCACCGACATCATGCGCGGCACCACCGGCACCGGCACCGGCTCGGTCCCGGACTCGCCCGCCATGCGCCGGGGCCGGATCCTCGAACCCGCCGTCGCCGCCGCGCTCGCCGAGGAACGGCCCGACCTGCCGCCGCTGGTCAAGGCCACGACCTATCACCGCGTCCCCGAATGGCGGTTGGGATGTACGCCGGACTACATGTGCGGCGACGAAGGCCTGGTGCAGTGCAAGACCGTCAGCAGCCACCAATGGCAGGCGTGGCACGGCAAAGTCCCCACCGGGTACGTCATCCAGACCCTGTGCGAGATGATGGTCACAGGCCGCGCCTGGGGCCTCCTGGCATGCCTCGAAGTCTCGCCCTCCTACCCCTTGCATGTCGTCGAAGTCCCCCGCCACGAGGGTGCAGAGCGCCGCATATTGGATGCCGTCGCCGCTTGGTGGCGAGCGTTCGATGCAGGCGAGATCGCCGGCACCGCGCCCTCTGCCGCACTTGAGGCGGACCTGGACGACGGATCGTTCATCGATCTTTCGACCGATAATGCGCTGCCTGCGCTGCTGGACGAGCGCGCGTCACTCAAGGCAACCACGAGTGACGCCGACAAGCGCCTGAAAGAGATCGACTACCAGATCAAGACCCGCATTGGCCGCGCCTCACGCGCCTGGCTACCCGGTTGGAACATCTCGTTCGGAACCCAGCACAGGCGCGAAACCATCATCCCAGCAAGGGACATCAGGGTTTTGCGCGTCCGCGCCGTCGATGAACAGGAGGCAGGAGATGCCGAAGCATGAAGTCGTGACACTACCGCAGCGCCCCGGCGCGGCGCACTCCATCGCCGACATCGAGAAGCTCGCCGAGGCCGTCGCCCGATCGCGCATGTTCGGCATCACCACCAAGGAACAGGCGATGGTCCTGATGGCTATCAGCCAGGCTGAAGGGCGCCATCCCGCGCTCGCCGCGCGCGACTACGATATTATATCCGGACGCCCGGCCAAAAAAGCCGAAGCAATGATGCGCGACTTCCTCGAAGCCGGCGGTAAGGTCAAGTGGCACCAACTCGACGACACTACCGCCGACGCCACCTTCTCACATCCAAGCGGTGGTGAAATCCGTATCCTCTGGGATACCAAAAGAGCGATGACCGCCGGTCTCGCCGGCCGTGACATGTGGAAGAAATTCCCCCGCCAAATGCTGCGCTCCCGCTGCGTGTCGGAAGGCGTCAAGACCGTGTACCCGATGGCGACCAGCGGTTTCTATACAGCAGAGGAAGTTTCCGACATGCCGGCAATGGCGCTGCCGGAAGCGCCATCCGACACCACCGCAGACCTCGACCAGTTCGCTGCCGTTACGGGTGATGCAGAGGACTTGCCACCGCGCGACATCCTGGCCGAGGCACACGATAAGGCCGAGCACGGCACGGCCGACTTCACCACCTTCTGGCAGTCGCTATCAATGCCCGAGCGAGACAGCATCCGGCAGCATATGGCGGAGTTCAAGGATATGGCCGTGTTCGCTGACAAAGTAGCTGCCAAACACGCCCGGCAAGCAGGGGCCGAAGACAACCCGGACGACCCGTTTGGGCTGCTACCGCTGCCCGCCGCCGAGCCGCTACCGGAGCCAGCGCAACCCGTTGCCGGCCAGGACGTTTTCGCCGAGCTGGAGCACGAAGCTCGCGCTGCCACACGCGATGGCAAGGCGGCATTCGAGCAGTGGTGGAAGACGCTCCGCGGCGCCGACAAGGCACTGATGCAACCGTTCAAGGGCGAATACGAACGGCTGGCCGAGGACGCCGACACGCAGCGCGGGCTCGCACTGTGACATTCGGAGGCGCCGTGATCGCTGACACCCGCATCACCCTCGATGCCGCCGAACGCCAGGCGCTGAAGGCCGCAGCGCAGCAGCGTGGCCTGCGCCACAAGGACATCGCCGCCCAGATCGGTGTCGATCACCGGCAGTTTGCGAAATATGCCTGCGGCGAGCGCCGGCCGACGCCGCAAGTATTGGATGCCTGGCGGCGGGTGCTCGGGATTACCGGACGGGAGGAGTGAAATGTCACAGGCGCCGTACATGCCCGTGTTCGTTGATGCACTGATCGGCGACACGCTGGATCTCTCGGCCGAGGAGTTCGGCGCCTACCTCCTGTTGCTGTTCGCGACCTGGCGCAACAACGGTCAGCCGTTGCCCGACGACGCCCGCAAGCTGGCCCGCATCTGCCGCTGCCCGGTGGCACGCTGGAACCGGGTTCTGCGGCCGGCGCTGATCGGCTTCTTCCGGCGCGACGACGACGGATTCCTGCACCAGAAACGACTCGAAAAAGAGTGGCGGATTTGCGAAAAGTACCGGGCCAAACAATTTGCAAATGGAGCGAATGGCGGGCGTCCCAGGAAACCGGGTAAGCCATTAGAAACGCAAGAAACAGACGAACCCAGCGGTTCTGTTTGGCGAAACCCAAACCCTAACCCAAACGAAAGCTCCCATACCCTTGTAAGTAAGGAAGAAGATTTAGCCCCTAAAGAGCTAAATCTTTCTCCCTTACTTACCGCGCGCGAATCGTCGCCGCCTCTGCCGTCGCGGGGCGACGGCGACGCCGCTCCGCGCGCCCCACACCCAAAAGTGGCGGAGGGATACTCTGACGCGCTGATCAGCCCGGAGGAGAAGGCTGCTGCGCTCGCCGAACTGCACCGCGCCATCGCAGCCACCCGCGCTAAAGCCGAAAGCCTCAACGGCCACTCCGAGGCCGCCAATGAGCATTGATTATGCCCGCATGCCGATGCCGCTGCGCTGGCTGTGGCACGCCGAAGTCTACGCCCTGCGCCGCGTGATGCTCGACGTGCCGCATCACGAACACACCTCGCCCTGCGACCCCAAAGGCGAGTGGTACGACGAGCACGCGGTTGCCGAGGCCGAGGCCAAACTCCGCGCCAAGCTCGCCGAGCAACTCAATCGCTGCGCCAGTGACACCGCCGCCCGCAATGCCATCCGCATGGCCGAGGCCGCAGCCTGGCGCGAACGGCGCACCGGCATCCGCGAGGCCGCCGAATGATCCGCCGCCGCGCCACCGCCGCCGAGCCCGATCGCAGGCAATACCCGCCGGAAGCGCTGGCGCTGTTCCGCGAATATGCGGCCATCCGCGCCGACTACGCCCCCGCAACCTGCGACGGCGGCCGGCAATGCTGGGTCCGCGACGGCCCGCCCTCGATCAGCGGGCATGGCAACGGCAACACCCGAGGCACCCGCTGCCTCGGCTGCGGCGGCAGCCCGCGCTCGCCGATCGCCAGGACGCCGCGATGAGCGTCAATCTCGACATCCCGGCGACTGCCGAAGAACGCGCGCAGCAGCGCTCGAAGGCGTGGGACCGCTGGTACGCCACGCTGCCGGCCGACCTGCGCCGCAAGCTGTCGCTGCACGATTTCAAGCGGCTTGGTGACTGTTTCAAGCAGGCTTTCGGCATCAATGAAATCCTGCCGCCGCCGGAGGGCATGGAATGAGTGACCGCCGCGCCCGCATCGCCGACGATCTCGCCGCCAAGATCCACCAGCTGCTCGCCGGCGCGGGTCCCGAAATGCAGGGTGCGGCTATTGCCGATCTGACCGCGATCTGGCTCGCCGGGCATCATGGGACGACGCTTACGTGGACCACCGCGCTGCGCCGCGGGTTATGGGAGGCGCACTGCCGCTACGTCTGGGAGCTGGTCGAGCACTACGATGCGAGGCGCAAGTGACCGGAAGCCTCGCCGCCGCCTGGTGCGTCGCCGTCACCGCCCGTCATGGCGAGCGCATCGCCGAGGTGGCACTAGCGGCGCGCGGCTACACCGCCTGGGTGCCGCTCTACACCAAGCGCTTCCGCGGACACCGATTCGCCTTCGACAACCACCACCGCATCCGTTCCCGCATCGACACCTTCGGGCCGCGCCCCCTGTTCCCCGGCTATGTGTTCGTCTCGGTCCCCTACGGCAGCGACGCCCCCGACATCGACACCACCCGCGGTGTCCGCCATCTGGTGCGCCACCCGCCGCTCGGCGACATCGGGCACCCGAAGCGCATCCGGCAGCGCATCATCGACCAGTTGCGCGAGATCTGCGACGCCGGCCTTTGGGAGGCCGAGGACGGCACTCTGCGCCCCGGCATGCCCGAGCGCCTGTCGCCTGGCGCAGTTGTGCGCACACCCGCCGGCCTCATCGCCCAGGTGCTGCGCCTCGACGACAAGGGCCGCGCCGATCTGATCGCCCGCCTGTTCGGCGCCGAGCACCTGATCCGCGGCGTCGAGGCCGAGGGGCTGGAGGCGATCGAGTGAGCGATGACGGGTATTTCCCGATGTTGCGTCTGCCCGGATTGCAGATCGACATCCTGCGTGCGCCGATGGATGAGCCGCAGCCAACCCTCCTAGGTGACGGTCAGGATCTCGACACATTGCTCGATCTGGCAATTGACGGAGCCACCCACAAACAAGACCTGGTTGCATTGCGCGAATGCCTGTTGGACTGGGCCGCAAGAGCAACCGCCGCTCTGGATACGTTCCGCTAATACCCTCTTAAACGCACCGGGACCGGATACCATAGGACGTATTTATGATACACAGAAAACACAAAGGCGCCCGTAATGAATTGGCTGCGATCGTTTGGTTGTTAGACCAAGGCTACGAAGTGTTCCGCAATGTATCTGCTCATGGATCGATAGATGTTATAGCGGTTAAAGATGGCGAGGTGACTAGAATCGATGTCAAGGGTAACCCAGCACTGTTTGGTACGGCGGAGCAAGTTGCACTGAAAGTTAAGTTTCTAGCGTTATTCGGTACCGAGTATGAGCTTTACGACCCACAATTACCGCCGCTTAAACAATGCAAGGTGTGTGGTAAGACGCTGCCATACGCGGGTCAGACCTGTTCTATCGCTTGCGCGGTCGCCGTTAGAGACAGGAAAGTACCCGGTGTCGTAGCGTTTCCCTGTTGACAGGTCTACCCGTGGTGGGTATGGAGACCGCGGCAACACCATGTTGTGGCGGCAGAGCATAGGCCGTACACACATGGGCGGAGCTCCATCTGCCCCACCCCAAAATGCCCAATATTCGCAGCCCCGAGGCCGCCCAATGGCGGCGCCTCTACAAGCTCGCTCGCTGGCAGCGCACCCGCCGCCATGTGCTGGCAGCCGAGCCATTGTGCCAACGCTGCAAGGCTGAAGGGCGCATCGTCCAGGCCACCGACGTACACCACAACCCACCGCACCAGGGCGACCTCGATCGCTTCTGGTCCGGTCCCTTCGAGGCGCTGTGCAAACCCTGCCACGACGGTCCCGTTGGCCAGGCCGAGCGCTCGGGGCGCGACTACGACACCGCAATCGGGCCAGGCGGCTGGCCCACTGATCCGCGCCACCCAGCGAACCGGGGGCGCTGACCGGGGGGGCGGTCAACCCTCTGACCCCAACCCGGCCACGGAC